TTATCCAAGCCGTAGGAAACTCGGTAGCCTGTAGGAAAGCTCAGGTAATGCCAAGTCGGCTCCCAGCCTTTCTCACAAGCCGTAAGTAATGGGGGGAGTGTCCGTTTCTTGCAAGGGAGTTCGAGCGTAAACCCTATCCTCGAAATGGGAACTTGTTTCCCCTTCCCCTGGTGCTTGCGGCGAAATAGCATTTGTGTCTCGTCGGGAGGGATAATCCGAAAGGAAAAGCCCCAGCGCTGCACCAATCATCAAAAAGTTGGTCCCTCTCGCAGAGACATAAGTGCATCACTTATCAAGCCATCGAGAAAACACCATGAGAAACATAACAGCAAAAGAATTATCAGAATTGGCAAAGTTTCACCACGAAGAAGGAGATGAGTTGCTTGCCATAGCGTATGAACGCGAGGGAGAGGAATTACAAAGAGAAATGAACCGCGACTAGGCGCATACTCGCGCCCAAATTATTACCCACTAACAAAGTAATTATGGAAACAAAAGTCGAAACAAAGTGCGAGCATGTATGTACCTCAAATTGCCGCCGAGTAGGTTGTAATTGTGAGTGCGGCGAATTTCACGGAGACGAGCCGCAACAAGCCATGAACGAGCAACAAGAGAAAGAGCGCAAAATCCGTGTATACCAAGCCCGCCGGAATGAATTAGTCGAGGCAATCGGTGAATTAGATTCCAACGTGAGCATGGTTGAGATATACGAGTTGCAGGGAGAGGTAAGTGAAATTGACGCAAAAATACACGCCATAGACCCTTCAAAAGTATGATTTACGGCACAAAAAACATCAAAGAGATAAAGCGCGAGATTAGCCGCCGCGCATGGAGGCGAGTAGCGGCAAGTGCAACACAGTTCTTCAACCTATTCAAAAGAATAAACCCAGAATCAGGTAGCAGCCTTCTAGTGGTCGTCAGTACGGGAGTATTACTTACTAGCATTACTTCAACATTTGTATGAACGAAAACTTAAACGAGGCACAGGGAGAATTGAACGCAGAATTGACCGCAGAGAATCTACAAGCGGAACACGAAGAAACTCCGGCAGAGCACATGACTCGAATGATAGAGCTTGCAAAGGCAATTGAACTCGCAGCACAGGACTTACAAGACCAATTACGCGACCTCAATCACAGTGTTATATGAAAAACCAATCATTCGAGCAGTTCCTAGAGGAATACTGGTACGAGAACGAGGCAGAGGGACAAGCAAAAGAGGAAAGTGTCGAAGCGTGTGAAAAATGGATTGAAAATCTCGAAGTAGGCGACATCATTCCACTCGCAGACAGGTTCGCAGACAAGAGGGAGATGCAAGTAAGAAAGGAATTTGAAACACAGGTATGAAATACCACCTTAGGGTTCCAACGAACGAACAGTACGCCTACATCGAAGCAGAAATGGAAGGCGACTCAGAACAGGCGATTGATGAATACTACAAACTCACACGCGCTCTCAAACCAAAAGAGGGATTGCCGGACAAGGATTACAACGCATTCATAGACAACCAGTTACTAGGAGAATCAAACCAACTCGAAACATACACACAGATGAGCGACCAACAGAAAAACGCGGTGCAAATTATCAAACGCGCATTAGCAAGAATAAAGGCACGACAAACACAAGAATAATATGCAAACACTTACCTCAGTAGCACGCTACACCACTAAGAAAGACGGCTCGCCACTTGTTACAAGCAAAGGCCGACCATATACATCGGTACGAATCAAAACCGCAGATTACGGCGACAAGATTATAAGCGGATTTGGCAATGCAGACAACGCAAACTGGAAAGCAGGTGACACAGTGGACATAGAAGTAAAACCGAACGGCGACTATCTAAACTTCGAGATGCCTAAGAAAGCCGACATGGGGCCAGCCGCCGGAAACGGAGCGACGGCAGAACTGAAGAACATTCTTACCTTACAAGTAATGCCCATGCTACAAAACATGGCAAAAGACATCGCAATCATGACAGAGAAGATGAAACTGTCAGAACCGTATCCAGAGATGAACGAGACTAACGACGCTCACAGCTTTGTAACTAAGGGTGACGTTCCTTTTTGACCTATGGCAGAGCGCAAAACATCGGTTGAAAAGAAAAACAAATCTCGTAAGACCGCAGACCAACTTCCTTACTATTCAGGATTACAAAAGAGCGCGATGAAGCGAGAAATCAAACCACACGCTCAATGCTGGGTTTACTGCGATTGCAACCTATGACCGACACAATAACAAAGTTAGAGATGGTACTTGTCCACTACCGAGATGGTGAAGTACAAGCAGTTACTCACTTTAACAACCCCACAGAGCTTCTTCAAACAAAGAAGGCAGATAGAAAGTTCTACGAAGAGTTCTATGAATGTGATACGCCTAATAAGACTTGACATAAAATAATGTGGTATATTGTGTGAATGGCAACTGAAATAACAGAGAAAAAACAGGATAAGCGGAAGTCTTTGCCACAGTTATTTAAGAAAGGACAATCAGGTAATCCCAAAGGTCGTCCGGTGGGTTCCATTTCTATAGTAGGGCGCATCAAGCAGATATTTGAACAAGAGCCTGAACGCTTTGAATCCTATGTAAAGGGAGTTTTAGACGATGAGAAATTGCGTAAAGAGGTTATTCAGCAGATAGATGGCTCACCTGCACAGAAACTCGACCTTACAAGTGGCGGCGAGAAGCTAACCTTTGGCGTTATAAACTTCGATGATTACGATTCCTCACAATCTGAAGCTCAATAAGGAGCGAGATAGATATGTTCTAGAGTATTTAGCGTCTAAAAAGCGGTTTGCTGTATTGGTGTGGCATCGCCGAGCGAAGAAGAGTCGTAGTGCGCTCTCGAAGCAGTTGATGAAGATTGTACAGAGAACTGAACCAGGTGTTTGTTACTACGTCCTCCCGACCTATCGGCAAGCGAAGCAAGTCATATGGGATATTTTGATAAATGAGCACGTTCCACATGAGATTTATGACAAGAAAAATGACTCAGAACTAGCTATTTACTACAAGAACGGTGTTATCCAACGATTCATAGGGGCAGAAGATTACGACAAACATCGTGGCACAAGTCCATTCGATGTTGTATTCGATGAGTTCTCCGAGGAACCGGAGCAGATATGGACTGCAATCTTTCAACCTGTGCTTATGGAGAACGAAGGCACAGCGACCTTCGTATTTACCCCAAAGGGGAAGAATCATTCATGGAAGCTATTACAAATGGCAAAGATAAACCCGTTGTGGTTCTGGTCTGAAAAAACAGTGAAAGATACGCAAGTATTCACTGAAGCAGAATTAAACGAAATCAAACGCAATACACCTCAAGCTCTTTACAATCAAGAGTACGAGTGTGAGTTCGTAGAAGGTGCGGGGCAATTCTTTAGAAGGATTAAACAGAATACCTATGATATTGGAAAAGTGTTACCGTCTGAGGGAGACTTCCAACTTGGAGTTGACCTTGCTAAATACCAAGACTGGACGGTCATTACACCCTTTAACCTCAACTTCTTTATTGCATACCCCCAAGAGAGATTTAATCAGGTTGATTGGAACCTTCAGAAAGCAAGAATTGAGGCTGCTGCAAGACGACATCACACCGTTGACACACAAGAAACAGCACTCATTTGGCCTGACTCTACCGGATTGGGCGACCCGATTGTGGAAGACCTCCGAGCGCGTGGACTCCGCATAGGAGGCGATGAAGGGAAAGGATTTAAGTTCACGGAGACAAGTCGTAAACAATTATTAGATAACCTTGCAATCTTATTAGAACAAGACCGCATCAAGATTCCGCAGGATGAAGGACTTATAAATGAACTTGAGTCATTCAGATATGAACTCACAGAGCGTGGTAAGATTAAAGTCAGTGTCCCCGAAGGAATGACTGATGACCGTGTGATGTCATTAGCTTTAAGTGTGTGGGGTGTGCGTGAGCCAGTAAGAAACGACCTACGCATGCTAAACCAAATCTCACAGCGCCGCGCACAACCCACAACCTTTAAATGAAATGCTCATCAACTTGGAACAGTCAAAGCTATTCAGTGTAGACCCCGCACAGAGGTTTGCTTTAATATATAAAGTAAACAAGCGCGTGTGGAATGAGATATGGCGACGCTATTCTCAGCTCGGATATGACAACGATGGTTTATGTGGGTATCTTTTATATAAAACAGGCATCAGATTCGAGAAAGAGACAATGGATAGGTGGTTATTTCGCTCGATAATTTACAGCAGAGCGCAACTGGTAATGGCTATGGGTGTTCGTGCCGTTCAATCGGAGTATTTCGGTGAGCTAGAAGATGAAATAATCAAGGAATTGACACATTCTTTGAAGTATGGAGCAGCAAAAGACTCACGCACCATCGTGTGATTCTCAACGACAATCCACAGCCTTTCTAAAGCGCATTTGCTAGTGTATTCGTAATGGCAGACCAGCAAGTTTTGAATAGCAATGGCATGGCTCCCAACATCTTCGCTCAAATGCGAAAGGAGCAGTTTGATTTCATGTACAACTGGATTTCTATCGTGCCAGGGTATCCGTTCTCGCAGTACATGAACATAAAGAAGATTCACTTGTACCTCAACTCACAGTTCGAGGATAAGTCTTTGTTCAATGGAAAAGAGAAGCAGTTTTTCAACATCGTCATTCCTCCGTGTGAAGTCGCAACTCGCATGTTGAACATCGACACCAAGAATATTCGTCTATGGCCGATGGAGCCGAAGTCATACTTTTCTACCTATTTACTTGAAAAGGAATTGAAACAATGGCTGAAGAAGTCGAAGATGGGACAGATTCTAAATCGCATTGCTGAAGAAGCACCGAAGTTTGGTTCTATTGTGCTTGAAAAAACAAAAGATGGGGCAAAGATGGTTGACCTTCGTAGACTGGTGCTTGACCCGACTGTAGATAATATCCAAGACTCTCGTTTTGTTACGACGATTTCATACATGAGTGATACTGAACTGCGTGAGACTGGATTGGACAATGTAGAAACAGCGATTGAACGCTACTCGAACACAAACGCTCAAGAGCCATACGAAGACCAGTTTGTGAACGTGAACATCATGCGTTCAAGTCCGTATATTAAAGTGTTCAAGCGTTACGGTGAAGTGCCGCGATGGTGGTTAGACGATAGCGCAAAGCCAGGTACGAAGAACGGAGATGAGATGGTCAAATCATTGTTTATAGTAGCGGGCGCAGATTGGTTAATGAAGAACAATGATGGCAAGCCTATAGGTGAGCTTGGTGTTGTCCTTTTCAAGTCACAGTGGCGAAAGGACTGGCCCTACAAGGACTTCCACTATATGAAGACCAAGGGACGCTGGCAGGGAATTGGCGTTGTTGAGATGTTATTCCAAGCGCAGGAGCGCATGAATGAACTGAAGAACCAAAAGCGTATCTCGATGGAGATATCGGGAATGCACCTGTTTCAATCAAAGGATAAGTCAATCGTTCGCAACGTACTCACTGACCTGCAAAGTGGAGACCTTATGCTTACGGGACAGAATGGCGGCATTGAACCTATTGCTAATGAAGAACGTAACCTTGCAGCCTTTGAACAGGAAGAAACAAGCTATCTCAATCAGGCTGACAAACTCTCATTTGCATACGAGGCTATACGAGGCGACACGACAGACATTTCACAGGCAACACTAGGACAGACACAAATTGCAGTCGCTCAAGGTACTTCAGTGTTCGCATTTAAGAAAGAGAACCTTGGTCTTTTCTTACAAGACTATTTCAATGAATTAGTACTGCCGCAGTTGATGAATGACTTGACGCCTGAACACATCATGCGCTTCACAGGCAGCACACAAGAGTTACAGAAGCTCGATGAAGCAGCAAGTGAAGTACACGCCAATGATTATATAAAGAGTGAGATTCTGAAAGGTTCACTTGTAACGTCTGAGGACTTGGACGCTGCCAAGCAGAAGGCGATGGAAACGTACAAGAAGCTCGGAGATAATCGCTTCCTCAAGATTAAAGAGAACTTCTATGATGATACAGAGTTTGAGTTTGATTTCCTTATCACCAATGAACAGGCAGACCCAACTAAGATGGCGAACAACATTCAAGCGGTCATTGCAGAATACAACCCGCAGATGATTCAAGACCCTGTGTATCAGTTGTTCTTCTCGAAGCTATTAGAGCAACTTGGAATTTCACAGGCGGAGTTTGAAATGGCGGCACAGAAATCAGGTGAACAGCAACAACAGGCTCAAATGCAGCAACAGCAACAACAGCAGCAACAACAGCAGCAGGTTTCTCCCACTTCTATGGGTATGCCTTCAGGTGCGTTAAGTCGGGCAATGAGCAGTTCAAAAGGCGGTATCCCATCTATAGCATCTATTTCAAAAGTATGATTGCAAACATACACGCTCCGACGGTCATGGCGTTGACTCGCCGGAGCCTGTTTGTTTACAAGATTATTAGCTAAACAATAACTATGAACTTCGTGATACAAGAAGGAACAGACAACGAAAACTTCAAGAACACTGGTGAACACACTCCGGTAGGTTACCCGCGTTCTGAAGATGACCGTTCACTGTCTGACAACAATAAAGGTGCTGCGTCGGTTGATGCAGGTCCTGGAACTGTGAACTACGATGTTGGGCCGTATCCTGCTGTGGAGATTGAGCCTGACGAGAACGATGGGGCATCAAGATAAGTATGGTCATTGACTTACGCAAACTGAACGAGAAATTTTTCACTGACCCTGATTGGGCGATGATGGAGGAGTTGATACTTTCGTACATTGAACCTTTGCAAAATGTGGGAACGATTGACTCCAAGTTGTCCAATGACCAGATAGCAACAGAAGTGCGGGGAAGGCAAATTGCGT